GATTGATGCGCTTAACGGCTTTTTCGAATTGCTTATCGCACCATGCGCATGTGACGATACGGGTGTTTGCCATTTTACCACCTCTCGCATGTTATGTGATTTGCAACTTCTTTATAAGGTGAACGACCTTACCTGCGCATTGTTGGTGATCTGCTATATACATTTCCACGAAGTCGTCGGGGTCCAAAGGGGCTGGTGCTTCATATAAGTAGTCTATGAAGCGGGCTTCGGGGAGAATCTCGATGATGTGTTGTTTGATGATCTCTATTTGGTGACATGGCTTTGCGTCAATAATGAACGGCCTGGGAGGTATTTCCTTACCGTTTTCTTGAGCGAATTGACATGCTGCTTTGTACACTCTCTCCATTGCAGCTAGTCCTGTCAGGAGAAGCCATCTCTGAATCAGAAATTCCAGTAGTTGCCTGCGGTTGTTGCCTTGCGTAATCACTTCGTGTCTCCGTTAATCTTTGACTTCGGTTTTCATTTCATCGATACAATCGGATGCAAGACCCCATAGGTCCGACACACGTTTTGTGATCAAGTCAAAGCCGAAGCTTCTTCGTATCTTCTGGTATTCTCCCTCAGCAGAAGCCTCTATCAGCATAGATACAAAAAGTGTACCCTGAAAGTATGTCGCTTTTAGTATCCAATCCTTTGGAGAATTAACCCACAGCATGTGCTCAAACTGTTGCATCAGTGCTGGTTTGGAAGTCTTAGACATCCTCATCACATCCCCTCCATTGTGCTAACCATTCATTTGGATGATCATCGTAATGTTGCGTTAACCAAGCCAAATACATAAGGCTTTCATCTACAAACGGTGCGAGGCTGTGTCCTAGTGAGTACATTTCTGGTAATGTGAACCACCCCACTCCGATCACTTCATCGCACGCAGGTTTAAGTTCGCCAGACCACTGATCGCAGCAAAAAACCTGGACGCGCTGTTGGCCCAGGTATGTGTGGCATAGTTCGCGGAACCTATATCCTTTCAGTCCCACAGCTTTTTTTAGCTCTCGACAAGCTGTGTCGATGGGCTCTTTGTCGTCTGGACCCATGTTTCCGCCAGGAAAAACCCATATTCCGCTAGCGGCATCGGTAAGCGATCTCTGTGATAACAGAAACCGATTTTCTTGTCTTAAGATTACCCAAACGACCTCATTCATTCTCGTAGCCCCCTTCTAGCATACGAAACGAGGACTTCCACAGTATTTATACACCATGGATTAGAGTATTTTAGGGCTTATCTGTTGTCGCCATCTCCCTTTAGCGTTCCACGCTGTTTGCGTCCCGCAAGGTTTTCTATATTGGCGACATAGATTTCTTCTAGAGTAAAACCACATCTTCTTGCAATTTCTTCGATGCACGTCATGATGTGTGATAGATGATTGGGGATATCCGTGTGATGCCCCCGCTCACATACTCGACAGTCGTGTTGGTAGTACCACTGTTCTAATGATGTTGCAACAGCAGTCGCATGGCGATTCATATGCAAGGCCAGACGAGGAAAGGGAAGTCCACGAATTTGTTGTAAGATGGAATGCCCACGCATTTTATACATCATCTCAAGATCGAGGTCTGTGTCGCAACAGATATTGGCGGCATACCAACAGCAGTCACCCAATTCCTTCGTGATAGCAGCTATACGATCTGGTGTCATTTCCCAATCTGCGTCACGGATGAGTTTCTTTGTCTTCTCTGCGACTTCGCCACATTCACCGACGATGCCAAGAGCAGGATACAACATGCGACTATTCTCAGCCCTTAGATAGATAGCTGTGCTTCTCGCTTTTGCTTGGTACTCTTTCAAGTCCATTATTCGTCTCCGGTTTCTTCTTCGTCTCCCACCTCGTGCTTACCGAGTTTCATGGTCGGTTGCCACTTGGCGTTCTGGTTATCCGTTGCATAAAATTTGTACGGGTCGTCGAGTGTCTCAAGCGACCAATCGGCTAGTCCCTGACTTACAGCTTCGTCGGCTGTATAGATTGTATCATGCGAGCACAACTCTTCGATTTTTGCCATAGTGATACGCGGCCTCGCTGGCTTCATGCGACTGAAATATATCTCATACATTCTCCTACGCATTTTTGCTGTGTACTTTGCCCACGCCTCGACAGATTTGCACGTACCAACCAGACCCTCGAAACCATCGTGAATCATGAATGTACAATGCGGCGCTACGATGCGGGAATCACATGCTTGGATGATGATCGACCCCATACTCATTGCGTGACCCCAACAGATGCCGTAGATATGCGCAGTTGAAGCTCTGATTGCGTCGTACATGGACATGCCATGATACCAATCGCCTCCAAGATTATTCATATGGATGACAATTGGTTGGGTGCTGGAAATACGGTTTAGATGCGTAATGGCTTTAATGAAGAATTCCGACATTTGACAATCGGTGCCAGACTCCCCCTCTGAGTGTGTCATCTCGGCATCGTGTGATCCGACATGGATCATTCTTTTCGAGGATAGATAGCTATAGTCGAACCATCTGTCAATATCTTCTTTTACGTAATTAGCCATTACTTCAACCTTTCCTTACCAGTTTGGTTCATGTAGAATAGACCCCCTAGCATTTTTTGCGCATCACCCTGTTCGGCTACGATATGTGGAATACCATGCCATCGTAGAAATGCGTGAATTCGTTCTGCGATTTCGTGCGCCTCTGTCTGGTCCTGAAAACGAATACCGTTGTCCATAATTGGCCTGGGTCTGAGGTAGATCACCTGACTGTATCCTTCGATATCCTCCAGCACACGTTTGTATAGTTTGGCTAAGTGGATACGAAATCTAGCGTCCATCTTCCCTCGGTTATGGAACATCATGTAGATGTACGACAAGAATGTGGGACAGTCTGATATCACGATGTTCGCTTTTGACGCTGCGTTTTCTTCCCGTGCTCGCTGCGAGTACCACAGCATGAACTGATCCATAGCGTCTGGGTGGCGATCATACTTCTGAATGAATGACGTAGCATACTCTAAGACATGGAACGAGTTGGCCTTCAGGCGGGTGTTCAACAGATGACTCAGAGCCTTTGCTGTTTCTGTCTTGCCAGAGCTAGGGGCTCCGCAAATACCTATTTTCTGACGGAAGAAATCCCAGGCTGCTAGTGGACATTCTCGTAGTTCGACACCAAAGACTTCTCCAGCGGTTGGGGGCATTCGCCCGTTGGTTGATTCGATTTCAAGTACAGCGAGTTTCATTGGAGATTTGATGGTGTCAAGCGTTACTACGAATCCTGATTCGTTAGTTTTGATATGGTATCTTTTCTTGACAACTTGTAGCTTTCGGTCGGCGGTGAGAATTGCAGCGGTTTCTGGATCGATGTTGCGATTTTCTTCAGTGCGTCGTCCGCTGCTTTTGTCGCCGCTTTTGCGGGTCAGTTGGATTGCACCAACAGTATCGCCCTTTTCGGCGGTGGTGCGGATACGCAACTTTGGGTTAAGATAGTCGTCCTGTAGATCAATTGCTGCGCCTTGGGTTTTCGCTCCAAGGAATTTAAGCATATGCGGAGTACTCTCATATGGAAATATGTACGATCGTTCGAGTTCAATTGTCATTGTTTGTCTTCTCCGTTTGCGACGGCAGGTCGCAGTAAACACATGTTCCAGCGTTTCCTTCTTTGCCATAACAGTGTGGACAAAGAGTTTTCAATGGGTTGGTGGCTACATGAACAGCAAGGATGACTTCTACACACTGTTCGCACAAACAGATACCTCCACATACTTGTCGCATATTGTCTGTAGATTTGAGCTTTCCGCAGGCGTCACACGTCAGTTGTTTGTCCGACGATGCGTCGGAGTTTTTCCAAAACGAGACGGAAGTGCCCAAAATAAAGCTCAATAAAGTCACCACGAGTCCACGGATATCCATCCATTATCTCCGGTTTACTGCGAATCAGGTCTGCATACTGAGGCATCTCTTCGCACAGTAGAGCCTGAATCTCTTTTTGATCCTCAAAAGTTTCAAGGTCGAAAACAACTGGCACACCAGTAGTTCTTCGGATGCGCCCGTTTAGACCCTCCGAATTTTTACTTGCCTTTGTTTTCGATGTTTGTTCTCCGAGTTCTAACACCGTATCCCAACGTTCAAACAACTGTTGAATCTTGATTCCATTCACGAGATTTTCTCCATGCTATTCATTGTTCTCATTGTCAGAGTTTCTCTTAAAATGTTCCTTGGCCTCTTCGATGCTATCGGTAATCTTGTCCATGTGATCTGCGACTTCATTTGGACTGGAACCGGCGAATGTCAATTCCCAGAAAATACTGGTGATGAAACACCACAGCGTCGGCTCTATCGTCAACCGAAGTCCTGTTTTATGGAAGTCTCGATCAGATTCAACGAATGGCGGATAGCACTCAACTTTGGGCGAGACGCGAATAGGGAGATGGGCAAGATTGTTGACGGGAGTGAATTCGATTCCATACCCGGTGTCCTTTGGGCAGTCATCTCCGCATTCGTGAAAGTCTTGACTAGCCATGGGGCAACCTGGGCCAACCCCGTGGAACGACATGAGATTCGGCAGGTCGGCGATCTTCGGATCATCCCAGTGGTTGGTGTCCTGATCGAGCAGATCAGACAGATCCAATATTGGCTCTTGATCCGTTGGCTTTCCAGTCTTTTTGGTTGTGCGAGTATCGTAATTGAGATGCCAGTACAATTCTAGATATTCCACATCGTCGATGTCGTCTGGGTCGCGGTCGTGTTGAATCTGGTCCCAGAACGCTTTGAATTCGAGCATACCCATTGTCACGAAAATGCCGGGGATCATTGTGTCGGCTTGATTAACTAGGCGAAACAGATCGTACAGTGTGAAGTCTCTATCGACTTGGGTTACTGTCCATTGTAAATCCGTGGGCAAGAAATCCTTGTAGTAGTCTTTGGTCAGATGTATGCCGTCTCTGGATATATCACTCATAGTTCACTCCTAAGTGTTTCGCTGTTTTTTGGATTGTGGGTTCACTTGCTTCGATTCCTACGCAGTCGAGGCCGAGTTGTTCACAGATGATTGCTGTTGTTCCGCTTCCGATAAACGGATCGAGTACACGACCATGGGGGCGACAGTGACCCTCAACAATACGATTCACGAGCGCTTCTGGTAACTGGGTCGGCAACCATTTTCTTCGTTCCTTGTATGTGCCACAGACCCGAGGAATTTCCCAGATATTCGGGGGCATTTTACCACCCTTCGCAGCTCTTTTGTCTTTGTATATTGTTTGCCGGGCGCTGGGTATCTTGACCTTGTTGGGTCTGACATACTCCGAATTAAGCCAATATACAGGTCGGTAGCACAGGGCATATTTCCCTCTGGTCGTTTGATCCTGCCCAAACGTGTAGTACCACTGTAATCTTTGAATCAGTGGGAGTCCAACGGCGTCTATGGCATTTTCGACAGCCTGGGTCCATTTCTCGTTGAAGGTGAAGAAAATCGGACCCTTGGTCAAATCAGCCATCATGCCGAGCCAGATGCGCAGATTGGCCTCATACTCCCATGGTTTTTGACGATCCTTGAAGCCCTCGTATTTGAGACCGATATTGTCGGGGGGGTCAGCTACTATCAAATCGATCCTTCCGAGGTTCACCGCTGGGATTGATTCAAATCGTCCATGGATCAGCTTAATCATCTAACCTAGCTCCACCCTGCGTCTGTCCGAGTGTTTCGTCTGCCTCTTCCTTGGTTCAGGTGGGGGATCGCCCCAAGGACGCTCCATACGCTTGCGTACAGCGTTCAGGGCGTCCTCAAATCCCGGTGGGGTACCGTGGGCACCCTCGGGCACTCCGTGGCTCTCAAAGCCCTTACAAGCCTTCTCAGCGAGCCTCTTTGTTTTGTACTCACCGACCTTATCACCCGTGGCGGTATCTATCACAGCCCACTGGTGAACGTAGGGTAGAGTGTTTTTCTTCACAACAAACTTTTGCATACCCCATTATACGTGCAAGTAGGGGGTTTGTTCGAGAAAAAAGAAAAAAAGTTGGAGCGCTTTTGCCGAAATGGACTCTCTATATATATGGAGGGGAGTTTTTATCGGACGTTAGGTATCGGACGTAATTGTGTATAACTTCGAGGGAGATAGAAATGAGCGACAAGAAAACTAAGGTTGGATGCAGTTTGAGCATCCAAGGAACAGAAAAAGCCAATGCCAAGGCACTCGACGATCTCAAGATTCCTGATCCAGAACCGGCTGTGGGCAAGCAACTGATCGAGGATGTCATGGAAGAGGGGTCAAAGGATGACAGTAAGCCAGGAAATTCTTAACGAAGCATATCCGATCATAAAGCGACTAGCTGCATCTCGTAGCGCTAACGGTGCGTTTGCGTATTATGAGAACAGCGACATCGGCCAGGAAGTGTGGAGAATGTGCTTGGAAGCCCTGGAACGGTACAATCCCGACATAGGGCCTATTGAGAATTACCTAGTACGCCATGTCACCAATCGACTCAAGAATCTCAAGAGAGACAACTATTTTCGTCCAGGTTCAGATGTCCCTAGTTCTGGTCTGGCCAAGACTCGGATGAACTTGGTAAATGCATTGCCGCTTGGTGGTGGTGATATTGCCGAACAGGGTGTGCTTCTGGGCTCGACTCCAATCAACATCGATCCGGTGAATTATCTATTGTGTGATGAAACTCTGACGTATATCAGAGAGCGGATACCAGAGCACCTGAGTGATGCATTCGAGGATTTGATTGGCAACAATCGTATTCGCCGTCCTATTGTTGAAGAAATACGCCAAAAGGTGGTCGAGATTCTAGCCGAAAGGGAGGACAATGTCAGACGCCAAGAATAAAAGATTGTCTTCTAACGCCGAAGCTCTGAAGATTCTTGCCGATTGTGTCAAGCAGGGACTTACAGACAAGAAAATCCAACAGCGATTGGCTCAGGAGTGCGGATACAAATGGGCTCTAGACACCATTGGTCGCAGACGCCGCGCTATGGGTGTATTCAAGGGTGCTGGAAAAAAGCCTGTTGACACCAGTGTTGTGGATGGGCCGGTATTAACAGTGCCGCCGCCTGGACTATCTGACACAGAAAAGGGTAATTGGTTTAGAGATCAGTTCAAAAAGACGCATCTTTACAAGACAATCAAACGACAGTTCGAACCAGAAGAAGTAGATATGTATATCGAAGACTTTGGTTTGCTATGCTGTCAGTTTGAAGATATCGTGATCAGTGAGTTCATGCAGGTGGACGACTTCCTGAAGCACAGGATTCTCGTGGATCGGCAGTTGATAATGTGTCGTTCTTTGCAAAGAGAAATTGCGGATTTGCAAATGTGGTTCGTCGCCAATCCCAAAAGGGACGATGAAGATAAGGACTCTACTAAGTTCCGCATCTTGCAACAAAGGCAATTGGATGATAAGCACAGGTACCTCAAGGTGGTCAACGATCGCTACGACGCACTGGTCAAGGAGAGGCAGAAAATCTACAGTAGTTTGGCTGCTACTCGTAAGGACCGTATTGATGAACTCAGGGGAGGCAAGGAAACTTTCTTGGAACTGGTTGGGAGGTTGCAACACTCGCAGGACGAAAGAGATCGGCAAGGGCGTTTTGCTGAGTTGACGAAGTTATCTGCTGAAGATGTCAAAAAAGAGTTTCGTCAGCCAGTGGAGTTCCCAGATGGAAGTATTGAACCAATCATGATGGATGCGGATACGAACTTTGGGGAGGATGAGAATGAATAAATGTGCTCTATACATACCGCGCCCTGGTGGTGCATCTAAGATGATCCAAAATGGCTATGTCGATGCGCTACGCCATCTTGGTTGGAAAGTATACGTGGGTGATCCAAAAACAAAGTTGGGTTGCATCAAACTGATCGAAGAGTATGGTGTCCGCTTGATTATGACCCATTCTCGCTATGGCATGAGACAACTGCCAATTGATGTTATTAACACCAATCAGGTTGTGGTGTTCGTTGATGCTCTTCCGCTTAACGATGGTGACTTGGGTATTGATGGTCCATACGAAATGGCTCATAAGAACGAGCCCAATATTGTCAATGCCATTGAGTCTGTTGTTGTACATACAAGGATAGAGCCCCATTTGTGGGCGAACTATATGTCTCTTTGGGGTGAGAATGGAATTGATATTCTACACACTCCAGCGGCGGGCAATATGATGCGGGCCTTGCCACCCAGTTGTGCAACACTTACCGACGTTGCTATGGTCGCCAACTTTGCACATAGACAAGGCATTATGAAGCATCTGATTGAACCCTTGTTCCAGCGACTAACCCTTTTGGGGCATTCGTATCAAGCTTTTGGTGATGAGATTTGGGCGATGGCGGGTTTGGCCCACAATGGCCCACTTGCTATTGACGATAAGCAGAACAGATTGGCTCATGTGTATGCGACCGCTCGCGTATGTCCAAACGTACATACCGAACAACAGGTTGGTCTTCAGGCTGGTGTTAACGAGAGGTCGTTCATGATTCCTTTGTGTGGCGGGCTACAAGTATCTGACAACCCGTTGGTGTCAAAGTATCTTGGAGAGCATTGTGTTGTTGCTTCGAGTGTAACAGATTTCATGAACAAGGTGGTCGGATTGGTTGAGGATAAGTCACCGCGTTTTGAAAAAATTCGCGCTGGTGTGGAATATGTCTCTCGCAACCATACGTATTTCAATCGGTTGGTCGATTTGTTTCAGGCGGCTGGTCTGCAAGAGCAGGCAACCAGTACGGCAAATGAAGGACAGAGAAAGGCAGTTAGGCATTGTTGGGAAATAGATGCCCGACTAAGTGCCGAGGAAAGGGGAGTACCTTATGAGTCGAAAGTCATCGGAACGGCGTAGTCTTGGTAGGCGAATAGCTGGTGTAACCATGCCCATTGGTCGCAAACGGATGAGGTGGGGTCGGAATTGGCCATGTCTGTGTGGGAGTGGGAAAAAGTACAAGGTTTGTTGTCTTAGCGAGATTGATTCTCTTACGGAATCGGACGACAATGCAAGTGTAACCAAGTTGCCAGAAGACATTCAAAAGATGATTGACGCCCATCGCAAAGCAGAAGAAAAGACAAAAGGCAAGTTGAATGGAGGGAAGAAAAGCTATGAGTAAGACAGCACTGATCACAGGAACAACAGGACAGGATGGTAGTTATCTTTCAGAACTGCTACTAGACAAGGGGTATAAGGTCCACGGATTGATCAGGCGGTCTTCCGTTGATACCACAGAACGTATTGCCCATTTTCAGAATCACCCAAACTTCGAGTTGGTCGATGGGGATATTACTGACGCCTCGTGTATGCATCGTTTGATTTCTGGTATCCAACCAGATGAGGCCTACAACTTGGCGGCTATGAGCCATGTTGGCGTGTCGTTTTATCAGCCCATTACTACATGTCAGATTGCTGCGCTGGGGCCTCTCCATATGCTTGAAGCAATTCGTCAGTCTTCGCCCAATACTAGATTCTATCAGGCAAGTACATCCGAGCTATTTGGTGACACTCTCATCTCGCCACAGAATGAGGGTTCAGAAATGCTGCCCAATTCACCATATGCCGCAGCCAAACTATACGCTCATCAATTGGTTGGCCTTTATCGTCGTGCTTATGGTATATTCGCCTGTGCTGGGATTCTCTTTAATCACGAATCAGAGCGTCGTGGTGAGGATTTTGTCACTCGTAAGATTACCAAATATGTAGCAATGCTTCAGAGTTGGATGGATACTCACGACGGGTTTCCGAAGAAGGACGTAGATGTTTGTCCGTTAGCTCTTGGCAATATCGAAGCTAAAAGGGACTGGTCTCATGCTGAAGATATGGTTCGTGGTATGTGGCTTATGATGCAACACTCCGAGCCCAATGACTACGTGTTGGGGTCTGGTGAGTCACACACGGTCGAGGAATTTTTGGCACTAGCTTTTGGGTCGATTGGTCTTGATTATAAGGACTATGTGGTTATTGATCCCAAGTTCTATCGTCCTGTAGACGTCAATTTACTTCACGCTGATTACAGTAAAGCAGAGCGGGAGCTTGGATGGAAGCCCAACATTCGTCTCGGCGAGTTGATTGATCGCATGGTGCAGAGTGATTACAGAGCGGAGATCGAATGCCGCGTCTAATTCTGCCAACATACACTGTTATTAGGGACACCCGTGAACAGGAGGGGCACGGGTGGTTCTTTAATGCGCACATGCCGGATCGTCGTCCTCCGAAGTGTGCGGGGATGATTGTGGACACAGTACAGACTGGGGATTATAGTCTGGTGGGATACACCGACATCTTGGCTATAGAACGCAAGTTTGCTTTTTCTGAACTGTGGGGTAACTACAGCGCCAAAAAGCGACCCGCCTTTGAGGCAGAGATGGAGCGTATGTCTAAGATTAAACATGCGTACATAATTGTGGAATCGTCGCTGACTCCTGATATTCTTGAGCTATCCCCACCACAGTTTTCCAAGGGTGTCCCTGGTAAGTCTCTTGTTCGGTGGTTAATGTACCTGACCGCCAAGTACGGTGTGAACATTATACCCGCAGGACAATGTGGTCGCAAGATTACTCAGATGATTTTCGAAGAGGTCGTCAGAGTCGAAAAGGATCGCTGGGTTCATCAAGAACCAAAGCCAAAGTCGGGGGGAGATTGCCTTGGATGCTAAGACTAAGGTAAGGTTGGATGATCTGCTTCATGGAGATCAGGGTAAGTACGGGCATCTTTTCCCGTATCGTGATCGTGTGCCAACAATTGGCAGACACATGTTTACCGATCTCAAGCAGTCAAAGGAACCGCTTGATCAAGTTGTCATCAAGCGAATGCTTGACATCAGGTATATAGGCTGGACAGCAAAGGTGATACTGGGCATTGACTTATTCCCGATCCAGATCGCCACCCTTCAGATGATGTGGAACACACCGTTCCCGATGCTGATTGCATGTCGTGGTGGTAGTAAGTCGTTTATGCTTGCTATCTATGCTGTGTTGAGAGCCATACTTGACCCAGGTGCTAAGATCGTTATCGTTGGTGCTGGTCTGAGACAAGCCCGTTTGGTATTCAACTACATCGATACCGTTTGGAGTAGCGCTCCCCTTCTCCGCAATATTGTCGGTGGCGGAAAGAAGGCTGGCCCAAGACAGAATGTGGACCTGTGCTACTTCCGTGTTGGTGACTCAATCATCTATGCGCTGCCCATGGGCGATGGTACTAAGATCAGAGGTTTTCGCGCCAACGTGGTTATCGCAGATGAGTTTGCTTCTATCCCTGAAGATGTGTTCGACGTGGTGGTTCGAGGTTTTGCTGCTACTGCAAAGACGCCAGTTGAGGAAGCTAAGAAGGCTGCTTTCGACCGACAGTTGGCGAAGCTAGATTTACCCGACGACGTGAAGAGGCAGATAACGACAGACGATGGCAAGATGCACGGTAACCAGATTGTCTATTCTGGCACTGCCTATTATGCATTCAACCACTTTGCCAAGAAATATGAGATGTGGCAAAATATTATTCAGAGCAAGGGTATCCCAGAGCAGGTGTCACAGATTTTCGGTGGAGAGAATTTGGTTCCAGATGGATTCAACCACAGGGACTATGCTATCATCAGAATTCCTCATACGCATCTCCCAGAAGGGCTGTTGGACAAGAGACAGTTGGCTCACGCCAAAGCAACTCTGCCACGCAATATCTATCTGATGGAATACGGCGCAGTCTTCGTCAAGGACTCCGATGGATTCTTCCCTCGTAGTTTGATTGAGGGATGCACTGTCGGGCCGAATCAGCCAATAGAAACGCCGGATGGTGCCGTGACGTTTACTCCATTGATGAGGGCTCAACCCGATCGCAAGTATGTTATGGGCATTGACCCTGCTGCCGAAAGAGACAACCTGGCTGTCACCATAACAGAAGTGTGGGCCAACCACTATCGTGTAGTCTACTGCTGGGCCGTGAACAAAAAAGAATTCATCAAGCGCAAAAAGCGGGGATTGGTCACAGACGATGATTACTACGCCTACTGTTGTTCGAGGATTCGTGAGATTGTCAAAATGTTCGGTCCTGTACGGATTGAAATGGACAGTCAGGGTGGTGGATATGCAGTAGCCGAAATGCTTCGAAATAAGAAGCTGATGGATGTTGAAGGTGGAGATTTCCCCATCTATGAGGTTATCGACTTTGATGATCCCAAAGAAACTGATGGCGAAACAGATGGACGCCACATCCTCCATCTCGTCCAGCAAAGTTCTGAGTACAACCAGAACGCCAATATTGCTCTCCACAAGAGCCTTGAGACTCGTACCATGCTGTTCCCGGCATTTGATAGTGTGAAGATGTATGCAGCTATTGAGGCTGAGAAGTCCGCTGGTGTTATTTTCGACACATTTGAAGAGAATGTGTTCAACCTGGAAGAATTAAAGAATGAGCTTTGTACTATCCAGATGAGCGAAACTGCGACAGGCAAAGAACGATTTGATACCCCGCAGGTGGTTCAGCCGGGGGCGGTTGAGGGTCGTGCCCGCAAGGGGCGTCTACGGAAAGACCGCTATACGGCACTCCTGTTGTCTCACAAGTATATTTACGATACACATGTGGCTACTGGGACAGATGTTGATTATGAGGATGTACCAGGGAATATCGCCAAGCGACTGAAGCCCGGCAAGAATGAAGCTATGTACCAAGGGCCAGGAGTCGGTCGGATGAGAAATGCCCAAGATACCCGTCAGGGTGGGGTTTTTAGGGCGGTCAAAAAGGGTAAGCGAATCTAGGTTCAGTGGTGTATAATCAATTGAACCGCGTTTGCATCGTAATGCTATTGATTCTATAAGGGGGCAAAAATGGCAGCAAAGAAACCCGGCAGTCGAAAGCCGAAAACCCCAGCCGAGGGGCGTTTGTACACCAAGGGTGTAAAAAGTATCACGGAACACAAGCTTCCAGATACATGCCATGCAAGTCATGGACTTCCTCATCGAACTATCGCCGCAGACGTAAATCTCCGCAGTGGGCACAATAGACATGATCACAATGCTAAACGCCCGAACGATAAGCTACCGACAGAACACGCCGAGATTCTCATTGCCTGCCAAGCCATTTATCGCAAAGTGGGTATGGTCCGCAATATCATCGACTTGATGACAGACTTCGCGGCAGAGGGATTGGAGCTACAGCACACCACAAAAACCCAAGAACGATTTTTCCGCGAGTGGGCACGACGTGTCAATCTTCAGGGCAGGGCACACGATTTTATGAAGCTTCTCATGCGGGATGCCAATGTGATCGTCCGTCGCAAGAATGCCTTTATTACCAAGCCCGCTGTCAAAGAGATGACGAAAGGTGGCATGAGTGGCCTCACTACGCTTGATGAAACCAAAGTCGCTGATACGCCCGAGAAGATCAAAACCACGAAGAAGAAAACCAACCGCCGAGAAATTCCTTGGAAATACACGTTTCTGTCTCCGGTGGTTATCGAGAAGATTGGTGGAGAGGTCGGTCGCTTTTTCGGTTCAGATTCACTGGGGATGCGCATTCCACATTCTCTGTCGAATGCAATCAAGAGACCTACGTCCGATGCCGAGAAAGCATTTGTCTCTGAACTTCCGCCCGAGGTAATCAAGGCTGCAAAGAAGAGTGGCACACTAATCGCTCTCGACATGGATAAAATCTACGTTGACTACTACAAGAAAGACGACTGGGAGGATTGGGGCACCCCATTCCTCTACGGCGTTCTCGAAGATGTGATGTTCAAAGAGAAGATGCGTCTAGCTGATATGGCAGCACTTGACGGTGTGATCAATGTCATTCGTCTATGGAAGTTGGGCAAGTCTGATCAGCAAATTCTTCCCACAGCAGCGGCGGTAGACAAACTGATCGATATTCTTCAACACAATACTGGCGGCGGGGTCATGGACCTTGTATGGGATGACATGATTGACCTTACGGTTGAATATCCTCCGACAGACAAGATTCTTGGCGCAGAGAAATATGCTGGAGTCAACGGGGATATTGTTCGTGGTATCGGTATTCCAGACTCCCTAGTTGGTGGAGTCGATCTCGGAACACGCAATGCCTCGTCGGCCTTCGTTCAGTTAAAGACCCTGGTCGAAAGACTTGAGTACATTCGAAACGCTGCAATCCGATGGATGGAAGGTGAACTCCGTCTGGTAGCTGACGCCATGGGATTCAAAAACATTCCTGCGATCAACTTCGGAACCATGTCGTTGCGAGACGAAGCAGCAGAGAAGCAGTTGATGATCCAACTACTGGATCGTGGCATTGTCTCGTCTGAGAAGGCTTCCGAGGTATTCGGGACCAACTACATGATTGAGCTTGAGAGAATGAAGTCCGAACAGGGTATCAGAGAAGAGGGCAATGGCGTGCTAGAAAAGGCTGGTCCGTATTATCGTCCGGGTTCTGTCATGGAGAAGCAGAACGAACTGTCCATTGAACTCGAAAAGGTTAAGCAGGGGTTCAAGCGAGATAGCACCTACCCAAAGAGGGGTAAAGACGGGGAAGATGGTGACGACAATGGTGGCGGCGACAACCCAAGCGGTGATCAGCCAAATGACGATGGAGATAATGCGCCTGGACGACCACCGTCAAAGAAGGAGACTTCGCCACGAGACGAACGAACTCCAAAGACTCTGTCGGTACTGAATGTCGTAGCAGAAGGATTGCTGGACCGTGTTGATATATTGGTGGATGACACATACCTAGAACAGCACAAGGTCAAGAACATGCGATCTCTCACCAAGGGGCAACGGGTTGAGTTAGAGCGGACCAAGCGTGGCATCTTATCTGTCTTGCGTCCTGGTGATGACCCGACAAAAGAGATGATAGCCGAAAGGCTAGGCACAGCAGGGAAGGTAGCTCGTCGCATGGAAGCTTGTTTTTGTGATCTGATGGCAGAATTGACATTATCTACCAACAAAGTACCAACTGCCAAGGAACGTCGTATGCTAACTGCATTAGCGTGGGCAAGTGTAATTAAGGGGGAATAGCGATGGCAATTGTGAATTTTTCACTGGATACTGGAACTCGACAGGCTGTTTTAACTATCAATGGAATTTTGGTTCCTGCGACAGATGTTTGTATTGATAAGTATGTTTTCGATAATGAGGAATTTATCAGGTTCTCTTATACAATCGAAAGCACGGGCATCGACGGAATGAAGGAAAGGCGACAGTTTTACCTTCCTTGTCCAGAAGAGCTTGCTGTGGAGGCTCATGCGGGTCTCAACGACGAAGGACTGGCTTCCAAGGTGCTTCACGATGATGAACAGGCTAAGGCTGACGTGATTGATTTTTTCAAGCGTGACCGTAAGTAGCGATGGTGTCAGTGCGACTCTGTTGGTGAAAGGTCTTTTTATCCGGTGAGTTGTAGTGTACTTTCGATCAATGGTTGTGTATAATTCATATGATGGGAGATTTTATGCGAACATATCAAGCTGAAAAAGATGCTGGAATTGATTTCCAGATGAACAAAGCCGGAAGTTCTTCTTCGTTCGTAACGGCGAAGGTCCGGGTTGGCGACATCGAGAAATACTTCGATGGTATGTCTGTCGCTGAACTGGTCAGAACTACATCTACTGTGCAGAGCGTAGAAGAGCTTCTCGGTCAGGAACAACCTGATCTAGCTTTGATCGTCGCAATTCTGGTCAGCACAGGCTGGAATTTGAATGATGACGTTTTCACACCTGAAGAGGTCTGGAAAGCCCGGTTATCTCCGCTTCATAAGCCAATGAATGATAATCATCAGGCGGAAAAAATTCTGGGCCATATCGTTCAGACCAGGGCTCTCGACAAACTTGGGAACGCCATTGATACCGATGATGGGGAAACTCCACCAGCGGAATTCGATATTGAAGTAGCTGGCGTCCTATATAGGGCATTTCCAGAGTTGTCCGAGCGGATCGATGAAATTATCGCTAAAGCCAAGGCTGGCGAGATGTTTGTGTCGATGGAGGCTTGGTTCCCCGATTTTGGTTATGGTCTGATTGACCCCGCTACTGGCGAGACGAAACTGATCGAACGTGCCGAAGGCACCGCATTTCTCACCAAACATCTACGGATTTATGGTGGTAGTGGGGAGTATCAGGGATACAAGGTCGGTCGGGTACTAAAAGACATCATTTTCGGAGCACAGGGGTTTGTTGATACTCCTGCCAATCCTGAATCTGTGATAAAGGTCGCAGCTGATAAGGTAGCTGCTTCGCGTGTTTTTGTTAATGCTGAACTGAACGAACTATCGGAAGGGGGTGTAGAAGACGTGGACGAAAAACAATTGAAGGAACTTCAGGCCAAGCTCGAAGAGGCTCAGGCGAGCCTAGAGGGTAAGGAAAAAGAGGTTGCTGAGTTGCAGGAGGCAGCGAAGGAGTTCGCGGCCAAAGATTACGATGGGCAGATTGCTGCTCTGACTGAGAAGGTCGATGGACTTACTGCAAGTGTGACAGAGGCATCTGAGAAGGTTGAGGCTGTTGAATCGGCGAAGGCTGAACTTCAGAAGCAACTTGATGAGGTAACTGAGCGCGCAGAGAAGGGCGAAGCGGAGCTAGATGAAATTCGCAAGACCGAGACTGCTCGTGATCGCATGGCAAAGCTAACGGAGGTCAAGAAGGTTGATGACGAAGAGGCGACACTCGCCGAGCTTCGTGAGATGACTGACGAGACGTTCGAAGTTGTGCTGAAGTATGCCGGTGAAGCCAAATCTGAAGAGACCGCAAGCGACGAGTCGGAAGAGAAGACTGACGCTTCGGAAACTGATGAGAAAGGGGAGGCGGCGAAGGAAGAGGAAGCAGAGCAAGCTGAGGCGGCTCTGGATACTGTGGAAGAAGATGACAGCCCTGAATTCAATGCGTCGGAAGATGTTGCGAAGTCGGAAGCTGATCAATGGATGTCAACGGCAAAGGCGCTATGTGGGCGCAAAGAAGAGAAAGACGAAGGGGGTGAATAGGGATGGCTTTGAAACCAGATCGTGAGTATAACGAGGTTACCGACATTACCAACTTTTGGACAACAGTAGCGGCTGAAAAGGGTGGCTGCGCTGGTGTTGTGACACAAGGTACGGGTGCTGCAATCGGACAGAATATTGTCGATGAAGCAAACGTTGTTGGCTATGTCGCAGACCCCTCGGGCGTAATCGCCAAGGGCATTCTGCTTCAGACGGTAACAGCAGCTATGAGTGCAACGAGAGACTTCCCGAATTTCGAGAATGGTGAGATTCGGCCAAGTGACAAGTGTACTCTAGTGAAGAAGGGCTTCGTAGTTACGGATATGATCCCATCAGGTGTTACACCATCTGTTGGCGATTCGGCATATCTGGCTGCAAGCGGGATGATTAGTTCATCGCAGGCTACTGGTGCTCCGCAGGTTGGTCGTTTTGAGACGACTAAGGACTCAGCAGGGTTTGCGCGGGTTTCGATTGATATTACATAAGGGGGTGAAGAAGAATGAAGCGTAACATAAGAAAACCAACACCTGAACAGGTTGAACTTCTGAAGCGTACCGGGTCTGCCAATAAGACCGAGGCTCTGGAAGCGATGCATTCTCTGGCTCAGGCTCTACAAGTTCCTCTACGTTCGGCATTGCTTGATGGCGACATCTTGGGCGGAATCTTCGCACCTGAAGTTCTGGACCCGAGTGCTACTGCCGAATATCCGCTGGATTTCTATCAGACAGCACAGGAAAGTGACTACGTGGCGTATATGATCCCGTCCGAAGGTGCTTTGCCACAGCGTACCATCACCGGTGACGCAGTGACGATCAACACCTACGATGTGGGTAACGCCATTGACTGGCCGCTGAAGTATGCGACATCTGCACGCTGGAACATTGTTGCTCGTGCGATGGAAGTGCTTGAGGCCGGTTTCGTGAAGAAGATGAACACGGACGGTTGGCGTGTCATCATCGCTGCTGGTGCAGGGCGTACCGACTACTCTGGCGGGGCTCCGCTAGTGTACGACAGTGCCGCAACTGTTGGTCAGTTCACGAAGCGTCTCGTGTCTTTGATGAAGACGACTATGACTCGTCTCGCTGGTGGAAACAGTTCTTCGGCCAATCGCGGTCGTCTGACTGATCTCTACATCAGCCCAGAGGCTCTCGAAGACATTCGTGAGTGGGATGCTGATGAAGTTGACGACGTGACTCGTCGGGAAATCTTCACCGCTGGTGAGGATGGAGGCCCGATGGCTCGCATCTATGGCGTCAATCTGCATCCGTTGGACGAGCTTGGCGTGGGCCAGGAGTTCCAGACATACTTCGCAACGCTGGGTGTCAGTATGGGCACGGGTGACGAGGAAGTTGTTGTGGGTCTCGATCTGTCGCACGGTGACTCGTTCGTAATGCCGGTCAAGCGGGAACTTGCCATCTTCGAGGATGACATGCTCCACAGGCGTCAAAAATCCGGATTTTATGGCTGGCAAGAACACGGTTTTGCGGCTCTTGACGGACGGCGCGTTTTGCTCGGAAGTTTCTAAACTACTGTAAACAAAGGACTTACGTCTTTTGATCGATACGAGAGGGGAGGGTAAAACCTTCCCTCTCTTTTTTATTGGACCAAAATTTTCCGTAAAAACCTGCCTTTTGTCGTCGATGTTACGAAACAAAACACCAAGTCGGACGTATAATAGAGTATGAGACCAGCGAATATTGACGAAGACAAAATGATCGATCTATACGTCAACCAAAAATTGACGGCAAGGGCATGTTCTAAGATATTGGGTGTCGGTGAAGCCGCCGTTAGCCGTCGCCTGAAGAAGCTGGGCATTCCTGTCAGACCATCTAACAGAGGTCTGATAACAAACATCTCGGACAAACAAGTTGTTGATCTATATTGCAAACAGTTATT